TCTAACAGTCTATACATTTTAAATGTTTTACCTTGATCACCAGATGTTGAATCAACTATGATACCCATTCTAGCATCAATCAATGATTTAAATCTTTTATCTGTTAACCCTTTAGCTGCTACTCTAGCAGCTTCTCTATCTTCTGTTTCATTGTCTGGCATCTTTAATGAAAGACCTTTTCTTTTCATCAACATCTCAAAAAAACTATCTGAGTTAACAACGATAAGACCTAAACTTTTAAGACCGAGTTGTTTAGCGACATAAGATTTACCACTACCAGGTCCACCTGCTAGAATAATAGCTTTGAATATACCAGGATCATTAACACCCTCATCTATATCAAGTACTAAGTCTTCTTCTTTATAATTAAGAATCGATTCCATATTTCCTCTTTGCCATATTCATAGCAGTTGCATGCATGATTGAATCAGCTTTATCACCATGTCGTTTTACAAAGTCTGCTCTTTCTTTTTTTAATTCTTTGTACATTTTTTCTTTGTATAGTAAAACTTCTTTTGGTAAATCTTCTGCTTCTTTTATCTTTTTAACATATTTAACTACTGATTGTCCAGGTGTATGTTTCTGAGCGTATTCTCTACCAGCATCTGTACCCCATTCACCATTGTATACTTCGTACATAAAGTCAGGAAAATCTTCTCTAATACCCATACCTTTCTGTACAGCTTTATACAGTTCTTTACCAAGTCTATATCCTTTTGGTAAAGCTCTAATAAATTCTTTTTCTTGACCCATGTTTACAAATTGTCGCATCTTCGAAGCTGACATACCGACATCACCTTGAGCATCCGGGTCTCTTTCACCTGCTGAGATAACTTTAATTGATTCAAACTTATAATACCCGTGTCTTGCTTTGACACCATTATATTTATTTAACAATGTGTCAAACTCTCTGATTCTATCTGATCCTACAACCATTTGAACCATTCTATAACCTCTATCGTATAGACTCACTGCAACATCAAAAACTGTTTTTGCGTCAGCTTTCTGAACATCAATACCTCGTGGTAACATAGGGTTCATAAACTTTCGTATCTGAGAATTTGTCAAAGGATTCTTTTTCTTATCTGTAGTATGTGATGTGTATATGTGTACATCATGTCCTTTAGATACTGATTTCATCTTAGCAGCTAATTTCATGTGACCAACTGTTGGTGGGTTAAATCTACCAAAAGTAAAAGTCACACCTTTGTCTTTAGCTTCTGTTATTTGATTAAATGATTGTAAATCTTTTTCTTCAAATTTAAACTTCAACATTTTTTCTATTGTTTTATCTTTTTGTTTAGTATAATAAGATAGTTCACCAGCGAGTGCTAATTTGTCACCTCGGTTTAATTTTTGAAACCAATTCATAAATGTAAGATATCCTTTACTACCTTGAGCCATTGCATCTTTCGCTAACTTGGCTAGTCCTTTATCGAACTTACCAACATCTTTAGCCATATTTTTAAAACCTTTAATAGCTAAATTTAAAAAATTGTCTTGATCTTTTGTGTTCATATCTTTTCTATCCGTAAAACTAATTTTGTCTTACCCTTTATTATTCTATGATACATATCTCTAGGTATCTCAAATATTCTGTCTTTCATCAATTCTATCGGTAAACTACCATTGAATTGAAACTGCCATCCTTCTCCTTCTAATACTGTAACTTTTCTATCTTCTAAATCTCTATGCCAAACTAAATCGTCACTATCTACACTAGAATAGAATGTTCTGAGTTCACCATCGTCTTCGTATGGTTTACCAGAAGTAATTTCCACCACCCTTTAATCCTAGAGAGTCTGCATATGACGGTAATCTACAACTCCAATATCTAGCTGATAATTTATCGTTTGCTGTATCACAATTATGTCTATCAGCAAATGCTTTTCTTGCTTTTGGGTCTGTTAATTTAACTGATAAATTAGCACCACCATCTTTAGCTCCAAATGTAACTTTCTTTACTTTGTCACCGTCTTTAACATAGACATAAAACTTCTTCGGTCCACCTTTTTTAGGTTTACCGATTGGTTTGTCTGGTTCTTCTGTTACTTCAACCATTGGTCTTTCTAATGGTACATGCTTACCTTCGTAAAGACCGTAGTCAATATGTTCTAAAAATGTTTTCATTTTTTAGCTTTACCTTTCATTTTGTTTTTTCTTGCTTTTGCTGCAGCTACTTTAGAAGGGTTATTACTAAATTTTACACTCGTATCAAATTGTTTCTTTGATACTGAACCGTCTTTACCCATTTTCTCACCAGAACCTCTTTTAATTCTTTCTCTTTTCTTTCTGATATTATCCCACAAACTTTCTGTTTCGACTTCTTCTTTAGCTCTAACTTTTTTTGCTAAATCACTATCGGCTTTACCCCATGTACCTTTACCTTTAGTAATAAAAGAATTGACACGAGCATGACCCCACTGGACAGCTGTTGTCCCTGGTCTATGTCCTGTCTGCCAAGCTTTTACACCTCTTTTGAATACTTGTTTAAGTATTCCTACAGGTATACCTGACTTCTTAGACTTGTCATTCAATGATTTATCTGGATTACTTTCACCAAACATCTTTTTAAATTTTAAAGTATGTTTACTTGGTTTAGTCTTAGCATCATCATCACCTGGTGCTGGAGCAGTACTACCTTTAGCAAAATGTTTAGCTCGTGCTTCTTTTTCTTTCTTACTCAATCCTTTGTAATACTTTTTAGGTTGTGTACCTGGTTCGTCTTTTACTGTAGGATCTTGTGGTTGTTTTCTTTCTTTCATTACTTGTCCCAATTTTTTGCTACAGTAAAGTTATTAAAACTGAATTCCATTTTGTCTACAATTTTAACAGCTTCACCCGTTCTATCTATAGCTACATATCCTTCTGGAGCTACTACTTTCAATCCTTTGTCTGTCTTTACAAATGTTTTTGCTATCCCTTTAGCTGAATCCATTTTCTTGACAATCATTAGTTTAGCTTCTATCAAAAACCTCATGAAGTCTACTACTTGTTCTAATGTTTTAAGTGAACTTTTAATTACTTTTAAGTGTTCTCTTAGTTTAGAATTTTGTACAGGACTATCTGATTTATTCTTTTTCCACCAATTAGTAAAATGTGCTTGATATAGTTTAACAGCATCTTTACCTTTTGGTAATGTTTTTCCTGCTCTTGTATATGTATTTAGATAAGTTTTAAACCCAGCTCCAACAGCAGATGTACCTAAACTGTCTTGCCATTTTAAAAACTTACTGAATGACCCTGAGTTAATTCTATGAAATTGTTTACCTGCAGCTGATAATAACTTAGTCACTTGAACTGTTTCTTTAGCTGTAAATGTTGCTCTACCTGATACATCTCTGTATGTTGCATCGTCTTGCCATACACTAGATGAAGTCTTAGGTATCTTAGCCCCAAACGAAGCACTTAAGTTTTCTATTGAGTCTCCTTTATATGTTGTGTGCCAGACTATACCAACTTTAGCTTTTTGTACTTCTCTACCTATTTCTGAATCAGATTCAACTGCATACAATATTGTGTTAGGTTGAAATGTAATATGTTTTACACCGTTGATAGTTTTAGTAGATGTATCGTCTGTAAACATTAAATCTCCTTGAAGTATCTCTGTCATACCTAGTTTACTAAATTCATCTAAACAAACTTTTAATTTTTTATTTAAGTCACCGTCTGTATCAGCATCAATATCTTCGTATGTATGATAATAAGGTTTAGGATCTTGATTCTTTCTGAACAATGCTTTCTTAGCAACGAAGAATCTACCTGTCTCAGGATGAGGTCCAGCAAAGACAGCAGGAGCTCCGTCCCACTTGACTGTCACATTCAGTTTACTTTTTGAACCACCTTGAAACATATCTCTTAGTGACTGTAAAAACTGTATAGCACCTCGACCACCGGCAATACCGAAGTTTAGAATCTCATCTTCAAGATGTTCTAAATGCAAATTCTTACCTGCTGCTTCTGTTATAAATTCCATTTATTTACCTTTCAAAGCTTCTTTAAATTGTTTAGAGAATGTAGCTAAAAAACTAGGTGCTGATGTGAAGTTACCTTTGTATCTCAATGTCACATCACATACAGCTGTTGATCCAACTGATAAAATCATGTGTAGCATCGCTGCAGTAGAACCCCTATCAAACGCTTGTGTTTTATTTTTATCTAACTTCATTGATGGTTTACCTGTTTTAAATAACTCATCAAGTTTAGTAGTCATTGTATCAACATCTTGATAATCACCTGACTCTATAACTAGACCACTCTTTAACATTCTACCTACACCTGTAACTAAAGCGAAATCAAAATTTACTTTCTGTAATTCTTTTAATTCAGTTTTTAATATCAATCTAATTAGTGTATCAGCG